TGCCGATGCGAACAAAATGCAGGTTGGCTACCGAAGCGCTTGACGATACGCAGTGCCATATCTGCACGCGAGCCGAACCTTGTGCCCGTTCATAGTGTTCAAGAACAGCCGTCTGCGGCAGCGGGGAATTTGCTGCCGCGGCAGTCGTACTGTAAATGCCAGTAATAGTGATCAGGTTAAGATCACTGGCGATCGCCGGATTTATTACCGGAACGGCATTGGCGCTGTTGCTTAACGGGGCCCAGTTAGTCGCCACAGTAGGAAGCGCGGTATTAGCCGACACCAGCGACTGGTAGATTGCGCCGTTGTACATAACCAGCGCCCCGGCACCGTAAGAAAACGCGCTGCCGCCGTTCTCTTCAGACGTGATAAACGGCTTCACTCCATTTTGCTGGATTTCCTGAACCGCCCGCGTGATATCATAAAAGAGCTGGTTCATTTTAAGCCGCTCGATACGCTTGGCTCCGGTATCAGTTAACGGATCAAGTGAGTAGGCCAGCGGATATCCCTGTACAAAAGATACTGATCCGTCGGGCTGCGAGGCTACGGGGATTGCTGCTTTATCGCCGCTGTCGGCGAAAGGTACGCGAATATAAGCCATGTTTTTAACCTGCGAATTGTGAGTGGACCTGGTCGAAATTTTCGCCGTAAGGATCGAACCCGAAAGCATTGCGCGGTACGATCAGATAACGTGCCTCTACGCCCGATGGTCTGGGGAGTATATCGAACTTCTGTATAATACTCAGCATGGAATCAGGCGGATAGTCGGTGAAAATGTATGTTATCGTCATATCCAGCCCGTCCAGGGCATAGGCGAAGCCTTCGCCAAATACGTCAGCCATGGCGCGGTTTATGTCAGGCATGGAACCACTGCTGGTTATCTGCCACATGCGCAGCTTTAACAGCTGTCGCTTCTGCTCAGTAGTAAGCGCGGCGACGTAGTCTGTATCGGTGGCAAAATTGCCGTTATCAAAGTTTAAGCCGTAAGGCGCAAACCCAAACGCCGGGTAGTCTTTAGGTGATGCTGTAACGGGGATATACAGCGGGAGGTTTAAAATTATCGACCAGACATTCAGGCCAAAATCATTGGCCGTATTCAGATTGAAAACGTCACGCTCCCAGTTCTGCCAGAACGCGGTATGCTGTTTTTCATACCACATCTGATATTTTTCCAGCAGTGCGCGCAGGTTCGGCGACTGATCAGACATCCATGGGATAACCTTCAGTACGTCCAGGGTGAAATCAAATTGCTGGATTCGCATCACGGCACCACCACAAGAATATCAGTTGCGTCGAGTATCGGCTTCTGATTCAGGGCAATCTCTATGGTTGAGACCTGCCAGTCTGGCGATACCGTTTTTAGTGCGACTTCAACCTTCTTGATAAACATTCCAGGGGCTGCGAGGTTAGCAGCAGCCGCCAGCTCGAAGGGAGACACGTCTTCGCCCAGGGTAAACCCCTGCTCATCGCTGAGCCCGTTGACGTAATTAAGCACTGCAGCCCGGATAGTTCCCGAGGGATTAGTAACATTCCCGGTCGCACTTAACGTAAACCTTACCATTACCGGCACCGCAGTGGGGCGGTCGAATTTTACGGTAGACCCCTGTTTACTGAAAGGATCTGTTACCGGCACCTCTACGGCGCCGTTCCAGTTAGCGCCACCAGTTTTAGCGCTGTAGAGCGCTTCCGCTACGTCTATATTTTCACCACCGTCTACGCACGCCCATACGCTATGGGCTACAAGGGTTATCCCGTCGATCACCTTCGTTGTATTTTCGACGTTCTCGCGGAAGGACAGGGATAATACTTCGGGCAGCGCTCGGACGTTACTGTAAACGGCTTCCGCTATACTGCGACCCTGTAGCGCCAGCGTTTCTTTACGTTCGCGCCGGGCCTGTATGTCACTCTGCGAAGGTAATCCCTGAAGACCTGCCTGCGGGTTATTGCTGGTTTCCCAGCCGACTGCAGTATAGCCATCGACGGGAACTGTAAGACTGCCCGCAGGCGCAGGAATTGCTCCTGGTTCCAGCGCCTGAAATATAGCGGTGGCCTGGCCGTTACTTCCGATCACGGCGGTATCAATTAGCTCGAAAATATCCTTGCCGGTAGAGGTAGCTCTGCGGCTGCCCGAGGGGATAATAGCGCCGGGGCTGCCGGTCAAAACTACATTGTAAATGGTGGTGTAAGTAGCCTGTCGCCGTTTCCCGCCGGTGAAGCTCCAGATATCATCCAGAAACACACCACCTGCGATGTTAGGGTTAATCTGGTTAGCGACGGCGGCGTTATTGGCTACTACTTCAGAGCGTACCGCCACCTCCTGCCCGATCATCAGACCTTGCGGCGTTTCGTCGTTTACGTCCAGATCCTGACCGAAAAGCTCTTTCCACTCGCTCTGAGTTTCCAGTTTTATTTCAGCGGTATCCGGCACGATTACGCCCGCCGGAGACAGGTATTTATATTCTTCAGCCATTGGACACTATCCCCGGACCGTAAATTGTGGATATGTTTGCGGTGTAGTTAAGCTGTTCACCGGAAAACGAAAACTCGACGGAAACGACTTCAGTTACCCCGGGTACCGTCAGAACCATCTGACGAATGTACATTTCGTAAAGGGAAAGATCCTTATCTTCCATTACCTTAAAGAAGGGCGCTCCTCTCGATTGCGCGTAGGGTAATTCACCGAGGTTAACCAGGCAGGCGCGACGGCATGACGTAATACACGCTTCAAGGTCCGTAGATATCGCCACGTTACCTGCACTGTCAAGAAAGATATCGTTAAGCCCGTTACTTGATAACGTTCTCATGGATTTTTTGCCGCCCCTATAGTATCGCCGCTGCTGTCATCGTGGATATGACCTATCAGTTTAACGCCGTTTTCTCCGGTAAACTGAGGCGCGGTGATAGGTTTATTGCAGGTTACCCCGTCCGGCGTAATTGTGAAAATGCACCCTTCGACATTTATCATAACATGCGCGGGCTTCAGCGCGATAGCGGTGCCGCCGTCAAGGGTCTGAAGTACCGCCGCCTCCACGTCATCAACAGCCCAGCCTTTCATTACATCCGGATAAAAAACCCCGTCCGCGAAATCGTGCATTCGCGGGATATTTCCGCGTTCCGAGGTATAAGACTGCAGGAACAGCGATATATCCCTGTCACTTGCTTTTATCCACCCCAGGTCCCCTTTTTTAAGGGGGAAGTTAAGAACCATACCGCCACCGCCGATCTGCACTACAGGGACTTGTGCGGGTGCCTGCATCTGCACATTAAGCCCGTTGGTGTAAGTCAGCTGGTAAAGTATTTCCACCTGAGCCCGGTTCTGGTCCCGGTTATAGCTGATGATCCGCGCCGGCAGTTGATTATGCATTTTTTGCAGCGCTTTTTTAATGAGAAAGCCGACCGCTCCGTCCGCGTCTTCATCTTCTCCAGGCCGGCGGCTAGGAACTGGCGGGTTTTGGTTTGGCATCTTTTTCACCCTTTTTCCGCTTTAGGTTTGGCCTTTGCATCAGCTGCGCGTTTTTCCTGGATAGAGCGGATATTATCATTGTTACAGCTTAAGTCGAGATACCAATCCTGCGCGCGGGTAGCAAGGCTCACCCCGATATTATAAATGACATACTGCCCGTTAGCGGCCGGGTTTATATCAGACTCGATCTGGATAGCATCACCGACGTTAACGGTAGGGTCGAATAACATCCGTACTTTAACCCCTTTATCATCCACCAAAGGCGAACCGATCATCTGCGTTCGACTGCTTAGCACCCGGGCGCGACCTTTGTTAGCAGCACCTAAATTTTTTACTACCAGCTGATCATTATCAATAAATGCATCCACGTCGCCGACCAGAGCCAGTTGATTTACCTGGCGCGCTGCGCTGCCGTTGTAAAGGTAGTTAGCGATCGTTTTATCAGTGGCCTCAAAGCGGAGGGGTACGCCATAATCATCTGCCACCATTTTTGCCAGTGTAGACAGGGAAATTGTCGGCGGAGACTGGCGCGCGACGAACGTGTATTTTATGTCGTCACTGGTCAGCGCCTTCAGTGTCAGGCGAATGTCCGGCAGATCGCTCGGACTGGCAGCCGCTATGCCGCCACTGAATATCCGCTCGACCCCGGTGGAAGCGCGGCCGGCTAATACCGTCAATAGCTTCTTCTGGGGATTAGGGTTCCAGGGGCTGCACTCAGTCAGCAGGTAATTGCGTATGTCAGGACGCAAATTAGTCAGAACCGCATCGCAGGTATTTTGTTTTCCGTCGGCGCTGCGGTTTATTTTAACGGACATATCCCCGCCTTCATAAACCCGGAGCTGCCCATTAACTTCGACGCCTATCCTGAGTACCCGATCATCCATTGCGCAATGTCTCCATTTCCTCGACAGTCAGATAGAAAAGCTGCTGAGTGCTGCCGAACTCGGACCAGTAAGGCATTTCGTCGTTTAACGTTGTGAAAACGAAATTGCCGGCTTCGCGCGGCCCTTCAGGGATGAGGGGAACTGAGGCGACCGCCCGCCGTCCCTCGATAACGGTAACTCCGTCTCTGACGATAGTCGCCGCCATTATTCCATTACATTCCAGTAGCGATATCTGATGCAGGATATTATCAAGCATTATAGACAGCGACTGTTTTTCAACCTTCTGGAGCGGGATCAGTATCATAAAAATATATCCGAAAGAACGCTATTTTTCTGTTTGGCTGATGCCTCTGTTCCGCGTTTCTGTCCGGATTTAACAGTAGAGGCGTCCTGTTTAGATCCTTTGGTTCCGGCTGAAGCCTGGCCTTTCTTAGACGGCGCGACTTCGGTAGCTGGCAGGGATTGCACGTCGGCCCGGAACCACTTTACCTCACGGAAGCTCAGCGCAATAGCGATAGAATCCCCGGCCTCGGGGGTTTCTTCATGGGGCATTGATTCGATATACTGATTAGCGTAGCTGCCTGTTTTAGTCTGCACGATCAAGGGTGTAGACTTCAGGAAGGCATTACGAAGCGCCGCGTACGTCTGCCCATACGCTTCGTCGGTAATGATAGCCGCGAACTGAATCGCTATGGGCTTGATTATTTTCTGGTCGGCTACTTTCGTCCCGTCTTCGAGTTCATGTTCAAACAGTGTGGATTCTTCGCGCACTGTCGCCCGCATAACGCGCGCGTTCTGAAAAAGGCTGTTACCTTCAGCGTCGGTTATGCGCACCACGTCCCGAGCCAGTGAACTGCCGATAATCGCAGAGGCAGCCTGCGCAGCCCCGATAAGCTGATTAAGAATTCCCATTAGTGGCTGATCCCGTCGTCGTGCTGGGCTACAGTGTTTTTCCACTGCTCGCCGATACCGCCGGTCACTGCCTCATTAATTGCGGCAGGATCGGAACTTTGCGTATGGATTTCCATTCTATCAATATGCACTGGAGCATGCGTTTCTACAACACGGGTTGAAACGGAACTGGAAGAGCCCGCGACCGAGTTTATAGGTGAAGCTGCAGCGGCGGCCATGACAGCTTTTGCTGCCCCCGGGGCTGAACTTGAATTAGGTAAAATGCCATCCGGCTCCTGTTTCGTAACCGGCACTGACGGAGGAACTCCGGTAGCCGCTGCCACATCCCCGGCCAGGTCGCCCGCCTGAACGCCCAGACGCCGCTCTGCACCGGTGCGCATACGTGAAATTCCCAGGGCTTTTTGCGCGGCTTCAGGTACCGAATCGACGATACTGTTAACGATGCCGGCAAAGAGATCACGGAAGAAATCACCGATCTCAAGGCCCAGCGACCGGAACCAGTTAAACAGCCCGGTGAATGCAGTTTTGGCGTTTGCTACCAGTTTATCCAGCGCCGGGTTGAGTGAGTTAATGTAATTAACAACGTCGTCAAAGGTCTGTAACGCCTGGTCTTTAACCTCAAGGAAAGCATCGCGCATCCAGATGATCTGACCGCGAACTTCTTCCAGCACTTTTCCGAGTTCAGGGAATTTCTTAACCAGTTCCCCTGTAACGGTAGATGCCGTCGGGTCAGTGAAATACAGGTACACGTCTTCAGCTACCAGTGCCACCGCAGCGACAGCGGCTGCCAGAGCGACCCATGGCCACGTAGCCGCCAGCGTTGCCACTGCCAGGCGCCCGGTCGCCAGAGTTGCCTGAACAATGGAAGGGATGAGCGCAGTAGCAATGACGGTCGCAGGGATAGCGAAGAATGTTGCGAAGGCGACCTTATGTTGATTCACATAGTCAATAATGGCATTCAAAGCTTTAAAGAATCCGGCCACATAGGGCAGCACGCCGCGAGCTATTGATTCACCGATCCCTGATAAAACGAGCGACAATTTTTGCTGTTCGTTCTGCAGCTCCTGCGCCGCTTTCGCCTGCTCTGCCGTCATGACTCCGTTACGGCGCACCAGTTCAAGCCGTTCCTGCAACGCCTGGTTCCCTTTGGTTAACAGTGTCAGAAGTTTGGGGTCATTGATACCTAACTGACGGATCAGGAATATCGCTTTTTCTGGCGACATACCGTCTATGGCTTTACTCAGCCCCTCGAAACCTTGAGTAGCATTTATCATGTTACCGTTGGCGTCTTTGAGGCTTACCCCCAGTTCTTTGAAGGTTTTGGCGCGTTGGGATTCTGCGTCTGAGGCACCTTCGCCAATCGCCTCTGCCAGGTCAACGAACAGATCGCGGGTCTCGTCAGCCTCATAGCCTGCCGACTGCAGAACCTTAGCGTAGGCATCGTACTCTTCGACGGGGATATTGAGCGACTGGGCGTTGTTCGCAGTGGAAACGAATCCTTGTATACGCTCCCACGCAGCGGCGACTGAACCCAGCGCCGCGACAGCTGCACCGGCAGGAAGTATAAGGCCGCGAAGGTTGTCTTCTATACCGCCCAGCGCCCGGCTGGCAACGTTACCTGCGCTCTGGGTAAGCTGCCCCATGCGCGTTACATTGCGGCCTACAGTCTCGGTCGACTGTTTGCCTTCTTCTTTCAGGTCGTCGAAAGCCTCGCCAGCTTTATTAATTCCCTGTACTGCATCTTTTGAATCTGCCTTCAGGACGAAGAAAAAGCTGTCGAGGATACTCATATATTACCTTTTATTTTTGGTCTGCTCAGACGCCCACCATTCGTTAAACTTGGACGTAACCACGACTTCCCAGATCAGATAAGCCTCTTCAAGCGTGAGGCTACTCTTTAATTCTGTGAGGGTGGCTTTTCCGCTTGCGATAATGACCGCAATGAATCCGTCAGCGTTGACATAATCAACCTGGTTAACATCGCTTTTAAACCGCCGGAGGAAACTGAGCGTACGAACTTTTCGAAGAAAGAGAAATTATATTCAAGGATCGCTTTTTCGAGTTGCATCAGCGACTCTGCGTCCGGAACGTGGTTATCAATCAACGCCTGAGTAGTCAGGCGGATAGGCTCGCCGTCTTCCCTGGTAGCGGCAACAAACCCCATCGCTTTGATCATGATTTTCTCATTCTCAGCGTACTGGTTCTGTTCCCACTGTTTAGCCATCGCAGCAACGCTGGTCGGGTACTTCGCAGCAATCTCCCTGCCAGTTACGGCAGGGAATTTGCTTATCGTGTACACGCGTACGTTACCGTTCCGATCGGTGATTTCCACCTCTTGCGGTTCGATAAGTTCAGCCATTATCGGGCCTCTGTGCTTGCTTTGTTCTCAAAGCGGAAGTTATACGTCTTGCTTTTCAGGCGGCCGGAGGACCCTACTGAACGCCCTGGCGTAGCTGAGAAGATGATCCCGGGGAACAACGTGATAGTGCTGCCATCCGGGTACATGCCAACCACGGTAATAATATCTTTAGCCGGACGTTTACCGCGCGCGGCACGGTTAGCTTCGTAAAGCACCGCCAGATTTTTATCATCTTCGCTGTTCGGAATAACCGACATTGCGAACGGAATCGGCGCCGAAGTTGACCAGCTAATCATATCCCCGTTCAGGCCGTTAGCCGCGTCGTTGATCTGCAGTTCTGGCAGGTCGAACGGGTCGGCGTCGTCGGCGAAAGCAGTTACAGTAAAACCGGCCGGAAAAGTCTTGGACGCGATAACCCGGACGGATAGGCCGAAGCCTGCTACATCTTGCATAATAGTCCCCTTAGATCAGGATATCGCGGCCAGTGATTTTATTCACGGCATCCGCTTTACTATAGAGAAGGGTGTAATCGATCTGATACTCGGTTACGCCGCTGGCCGCATTGGTCGTCTGGGTGACTACTGCATCAATCCAGTACCCCAGATTCTGCACCTGGTGCCACGCACGCTCATCGTCGGTGATCTGCAGGATATACGCTTTCTGGTCGGACGTCAGGTCTTTACCGACTGCGAAGGTGCCATTAAACAACGCGCGGTTGATAACGTCCTGCAGACTACCCAGAACCATTCCCCGGCCTTCATCAGTAGCAGGGATTAGCGGCAGGTTTAGCAGCAGTGCCATAAGATTTGAAGTCGCTGCTGACTTGAACCACATTTCGTTACCAAACACGCCCATCTGCGATGGAGTCGAAGGGGTGCCTGCCACTACGCCACGCTGATAGAAAGACAGATTCTGCCCTGCCGTCTGCGTCTGGCCATAGTAGTTAATGCGCAGCCCGTTCAGTTCACGGGAGATAGCGGTATCGGTCACTTTAGGGGCTACACCGCTGAACACGTTGAACATGTAATTAGGTGCGGCATTGCGCTTTGTGTAATCCGTGGCCGCCAGGATAATCCCGGGGATATCTTCGTCGTGGTCCGTGTTGGTGTCATTAACCAGCGTCAGACACACGCCGCCGAAGGTAGCCAGCGCTGAACTGTAGGCGGCCCGATCAGCGTACTTAACTGGCACCAGCGCAAAATATTTTACGTTTTGTGCATGTACCCATGCGCCGATCTCCGTCCACTGTTCAAGCGTCAGGGCGTCGATAAAACCTAACGACCCGAAGTTATCGCTGAGAACGGTAGAGGCAGTAACGGCCTGAAGCGGAGACTGTGCCGCCGCGCCGCTGCCGAAGGTAGCCTGACTGGTCCAGCCTGAAGGGCTGACAATGCTCGATCCCGCCGTCGGTGCGCTGATGATTACTGCTGCAGGAACCGAAGTAGCGCCAGGGAAAGAAGCATTGAAGCGCTGTCCGACGTTATCAAAGCTGACAGTCGCGCCGGCGAAGTTGCTGCCCGCCTCTGCACGGATCCCCGTCTGGATGATTGACGCAACGTCAGCTAGTGACGCAGCAGCAGTGAAATCCAGATCTTCAACCTGGGCAGACTGCGTGCCAACCTGCAGATTAAATGCACCGTCTACGATTGCCTGCCACGTGGCAAGAAGCGTTACCGGCGTTGCACCGCGGATAGACGGAGCTTCGTTGGATTCCGAGAAGTGCGCGAAGCTCAGTTTTTTTGGTTTGGTAACGATTTTTGATACCCAACCAAAATACTTAGTAGCCCGGCGATACTCGTCCGAGTTAGTGCCAAATAAAGTTTCAACGTCGGCGAGGGTGGTAACTTCAACCACTGAACCGGCCGGAATGGCGGGGTTAGTAGTGAAAAATCGGGTAATCAGTTCGCGCTGTGCGACTGTAGTCCCCGCCCCGACGCCGCTTGTGATATCGACGTATTCAGTGATAGAGATGCTCATTTGTAATCCTCTGAGGATATTAAACGGGGTAGATCTTAACGCCTGTTGATGTTACCACACCGACAGAAATAATAAGTTCCTTCTTAACGACAACGATAATATCGAAACTCGGTTCAGGTTCCCAGTTATCATTTTCATCCTGAACATAATTTGACCGAATTTCCCCGATATGCTGGATTCCGATCCCGGCTTCTTTACACGCGTCAAGCATTAACCGGCTTTGCAATATCATCGCAGCAGTATCAAGCAGATCGTTAGCCGTCAGGGATTCGCTGTCTTCGAGCTCGGTTGGCACCAGTGCGTTAAACTGGAAGCTGATTGCGTGGTTCTGGACGTTCGTATCACGGGCTTCAGTTTCGGTCAGGCGGAAGTTACGCGATTGCCAGCCCACCCGAGAGGAGCCTATGCGGTGCATAATGATAGCAGGCTGCGCTGGCGCCGCGCTCTTCGTGCTGGCGTAATTACGCTTGACCCGGACGTCATCGCGGCCAGTGGCAGCAAATCCCTGTAGCAGCACGGAGCGGATCAAGGTGAAAAGCTGAATCTCGTTCATTCTTTCACCGCTATCACACGCACCCAGCCATCCTGAACTATCCAGCTGGTTTCCTCCAGTACGGTGAACTCTGCCCCGTTCCATGTAACGCGGTCACCCTGTCCGCCACGGTAGGCGCCATGCATATCCGCAGTGCTTATGATTTTGATGTAGGTTTTACCGACGGTAAGCCCCATCTGCTGGATATCCCGGAACGGCACAGCCTGAATCGAGCAGTTAATTAAGGGAACAGGATCAGCGTAGACAGGGATTGTTTTACCGGACGAGTTTTCACCTTCGCCGATAAACTTTTTAACTGTGGCGCCGCGGGTAGGCTGGATAACGCGCAGAGCCTGTAACAGGAGATTGCTGCCGGGAACCTGCATTTTATTTTTTCCCTGTCTGATGGGTAAGCGTGGTGATCATTAAAGTAGTCGCGACCAGTGGCTTCGTGCCAGAAACCCCTTCGCGTTTACGGGCTGCGATAGTCGAGTCTTTAAGCGCCGGAGAATTTACCTCAGATATTTTCTGCCGTACGCTGCCCGCCGCAGCACTTCCTATGGCGTCCAGTACCTGAAAAGGCGTATACCGGCCATCGGCTACGGCTTTAAATCCGCTGGCAGCGGCCGCGCTCCACTCTGCCCGGCCTTCAGAAATGGCAGGTCGCATGTAAGAGCGGGGAGGTATTGATTTGCGGGATGACCCGAATTCCTGGGTCGTGGCAGCCAGTGCGACAGGCGTGCCGTCAGGGTATCTTGCAGAATCAAACCAGCCTACCCGCGTCTCGGTTTCTCCGAGTTCGGCGAGGCGTTTAGCCAGATCCTGCCAGCCCATCAGAAACCCCCGCCGACTTTACGGAATGCGCGCCTTTCACTTGTACCGCCGATGTAGCCGAAGCTGCGGGAGAAACGCGCCAGCAGTGCGCCCAGCTGTTCCCCGTACGGGGATTTATCCAGCCAGGCGGTGAATGATCCTTTAGAGGCGGTGTTAACGGCGAACCCGACAGATATGCCGTCAATGCTGGCGCTGGTCATAACGCCTGTTGCGGTCTGACCCGGCACAAACGCTGTGCCGTTCAGGTAAAGAAGGTGTGCAGTAATCAGCATTTCCATTAAGGCAATGCAGTTTTCGCAGCGGTACCAGCGGGCAGAGAAGCTGATATAGCAGCTGGCCATATCTGCAGCCGCGTTAATAGCGTCCGCAGGATAAAACGTTTCGTCGGTAAAGGCCGGGAAGGCTTTACGGAAGGCTGCTATATCAATTGCCATGATTACTCGCTTTTTGTTTTCTTAGGCGGTTTTTTGCCTTGTTTTTCAAAATCGCTGTCGGTCAGCTGGGCACCGCCGTCTTTTTCTGCCAGGTCAGAAGTCGCTACGTCTTCAGCGGTTTCCTGGCTGGCTTTGCGGGCCTTCTCATCCACGGCAAAGAAACCGGCTTTAATCCCGTCCATGAACGCAGGAACGGTTTTCAGGAACTCCAGCTCTTCAGCCGTAACGGTAGTCGCAACGCCGCGCGGAGTGATAAAGTTTTTCTCGCGCTGGATGCCGGAACCGCCTTTGATAACAACAGCTGCGTCATATTTGCCTACGCGAGGATGAGCGATCCACTGAGGATAAACCTGATCGGCGCTGGCGGTTGAGTAAACTACTGGCATAAATATTCCCCGTTTCAATTAGGGTGAGCGGGGATTTCTCCCCGTCACGATTTTTAATCAGATACCGCTTGCACGATATACCGCGTAGCCACGTTTTACAATCAGGCCCGAGGTTGCGTTACTGAAATCCTCAGTAACCACTTTACAGCTGGTATCAATGCCCAGCACGCGCAGACGTGACTGCACGACCTGCATCATGGTGCCGCCGCCGTCTGAACCGGTATCACCTACGACGTCTGCCCACATCACGAAAGCATCCTGGCCTGCGTTGACGTTGTTCAGTTCGTACATTGGTACGACGGTCGCGTTCGGATAGTTAGCTTTCAGCCAGTCGAATACAGTTTCACCGGTCATGCTGCCATTGTCCGGGCTGTTCATGAAGTCGATTTTTTCGCTGGCGACTGCGATCATGATGCGGTCGCGCTGCGGGTCGATACGCTCTTTCGAGTTGGTACGCAGGTAAGAGAAACCGATCAACAGGTCTTTGATCATTTCGTTACGCGTTTTGGTATTCCACTGCGAGCTGCCGGAAGCACCAACCGGAACCGTCACATAACCAGGCATAGCCGGATCATTCAGGAAGCCGTAGATCGGACGATCGTCGCCCATGTTATAGCCGGCGAAGGCCACCATGTTACGCGAATGATCCAGAGCTTCCTGCGCTGCGCGGCGTTTGGTATCAGCAGAATTGATACCGATGCGGCCAGAACGAGCCGCTTCCAGTTCCCCGACTTCCAGGCCTGCTTCAAAGCGTACGACGCCGCGCATAACGTGCTCAATGCCCCAGGAGGAATTAACCGGCACGTTATTATGGTCGCCGTACAGTTCAGCATGGCCCGTCAGGCGCAGGACTTCCATGATCAGCTCAGCATCTTCCCAGCTGCCGGCGGTAGTTACGCCGAAAAACTCATCGGCTTTATTCGCGCGGGTAGCGTATTCGATCTGGCCAGGCAGCCAGGTCTGCAGGAACTGCGAAAGTGCCGGAATCGACGCTGGCAGGCCGGGGATTGCGATAGCCGCATCCTGACCGTACGCGCGCTGATAGGTTTCAATCGCGTGCTGGCTGACGTGGATACCGAGCTTGCCCAGTGCCTGCACGTTAGGCGCACTATCCAGAGCAATGGCGCCGCTCTGAATTTTTTCGCGCAACGTAGCAGACAGCTTGCGGGCTTTCTCAGCAGTAAGCGCTTTATGAATTGCGGTAAGTTGTTTCATCTTTTAATCAGCCCTTATGCTGAGGCAGCAGGAGTCGGCAGCTCTTTCAAGCTAACGACAGCTTCGCCGGTTGTTACGTTGTAGCGAACCACTTTAGCGCCTGGGATCAGCGTATGGTTAGCCGGAGCGACCTGTGCAGGAGCAGCAGCGAGCTGACCGTCTGCAGCATAGGCTACGCCGTCACCGATAGCAGCGCCGGTAGTCAGCAGCAGCAACAGGCCGGGGTGTTCAGTCACGCCAGATACAATGGTACCTGCCGGAACCGTGTCAGCAACGGTGCCGGGCAGAACAAAGCCCAGATGCTCTTTCGGATAGCAGAGGATCCCTGCAAACACACCATCACCGCCGACTTCCGCCAGGCCGTTCTCACCTTCGATATGAGTCAGCGCGCGACCGAATACGTTAGCGGTTGCAGCAGAATTGAGCTGCAGAGGTTGTGCATTTTCGCTGCCCCGAACACCGAGATAGCTTTCACCGACGATGCCCCATGGCATGGCGTCCTGTACTGAATTTGGGAATGGCATAGTAGACCCCTTAAAGATCGTCGATTGCTTTCGCGTTGCTGCCTGCTGGCTGCGCCGCCTGATCCATACCGAACGCGTAAACCGGCGCCGGCGCTTTATCCAGACCGGCTAACAGGCCGTTCAGGGTTGCGATTTCCTGACCTTTCGCGGCGGTCACGTTCAGCTTTTTAAGGCCATACGCGGCTACCTGGTCGGTCGTCATGCTGTCCATGGCAAACGCGCCAGTGTGTTTCGACACGCGCTGATACAGGTCGTTACGCATAGCGATCGCCTGCATAACCACGCCAGAATCCATGCCCTGAGCAACCTGTTTTTCCAGCTTCGCAATGCGCGCCAGCAGCGCCGCACTGTCTTCAGCTTTAGCCGGAACGTCAGTAGTTTCGTCTTCAGCTTTAGGTGGCATCTGCGGTTCGGTAGAAGCCGGCGGGGGAGTAGTTTCATCAACAGCAGGGACTACCGGATCAGCAGGCGGGGTGGCTTGCGGGTCGGCGACGACAGGCAGAGGCGGGGTCGCCAGTGCTTCTGCCAGTTTGCTTTTATCTTCTGGCGTCAGCGCATTAATAGCTGCGATCAGTTCTTCCAGGGTCATGTTTTGAGCCTCGATAGTAGGAATTGCGCTGTCCATGACAGCCACGTCTGCGCCCGTGCGGCCTTTTTCGACCAGCGCCAGGTGATTTCCGCGCAGATTGCTCTGCACATATGAATAATTAATCCCCTGCCACTGTCCCGGGGAATACACATAATCGTACAAATAGCCGGGGGATAGCTGAACTTTACCCGTATTAAAGGCGTCAAGCAACTTTTGCGAGTAGACGCGCAGGTTAGCTTTGAGATATGGCGCCTCGTAGTAGACATTTTCCCCGGTAGTGCCGGTCAGCGGCAGGTCGCCGGCGTCGGTCCCTTCGACTCCCAGCCACTGATGCTCATCAATAAAGGGCATCAGTTTAAATGAGTCGATTGTTTCCTGACGTGCCAGCTCGCTGCCCGGACGGTAAACTTTTACAATATCGTTCGGGTCACCTGGGTAGCCGGGGATCTGCGAACCAAGATAATCGTAGACGCCCTCTTTAGAAATGGGGTTTCCCTGAATGGTCATGTAACCGTTCTGGTCAAACTGGCGCGCAGACTTATCCATTGCACGGGCGCCGTGATACTTTTTGCGGGCTTTCTTATTGGCTGGCATCTGGGCTCGTCCCGAAGTCAAGGATCAGGCGGAACGTACAGCGACAGTTTACTTCTTCTGACGGCTGTACGTAGTTTCCGCCATTATCACCGACGGGCGCCCCTTTGCGCAAGTCAAACTCTTTCCCGTGATAATCAAGGTGGCGGCGGCGAGGCTGCTTATCCCCGCCTCCTGCGTGACTGTGGACCCATATCGCGCGCACTGGCTGCGTGCCGCTGACTCCGCCTGCCGCCGCTACCGCGCGATTTATGGCCGCGCCCTGATAAGTCTTGCGGGTCTGGTCAAGCGCAATAAGTTTAGCGCGGCGGTCCGTTATCCCGTTAACTTCCTTCAGGCGGTCGAGGATATCGTTAAAGCTACCCTGTCCGCTTATCGAATCCTCGACCGCTTTCCGTATTTTATCAACGTGCTCAGCAGGGATACTTTTTATCAGCGCCGCGTTTTCTGTTGCTGCCTGGCGATAGAAAATCTGAACCGAGTCATCCGGCGCCCCGATACCGAGGTTTTTAAACTTCTGGTCAGTGCCTTTCTGTACTCCGTCAAGCATTGGTCCGAACATCGCTGGCGCGGCGGCTTCGAAAAGCGCGCCGAACCGGTCTGACAGTTCGTTAAGGGTCTGCCTGATATTACTGCTGCGGCTCAGTGCCTGCGCTACCCCTTTCGTCATCCACCGGGTTAGCTTGCGCAGGCGCCGGCTGTACTCCCTTTCCAGTGATAAGGGATTCGATAGCGGCTGCGAGAGCTCGGTCTGACTCGGATTCTTCGCCATTCTCTTCTGCTTCCTCTTTCATGTACTGTGACCAGCCCGCGCTTTCATCGTCAGCCAGTTTGCGTTCAATGGTTTCCTGAGATACCACGCCCAGCGTCTGCCAGATCTGAGCTTCCTGCGCTTTAACAAGGTTGGTATCTGCCTGTTCTTTTTCGCCCGGTTCGTCCAGCGGATTCCAGACGATCTCAAACTCTTCGACGTCACCGAATTCTGACTTCTGGGCCAGCATATAATGCCGGTCAAGCAGCGGCGTCATATGGTGTTCCTGGATAGATGCCAGTGTTTCACGATAGGCAGCGTTCTCGAATTCCCCGGTAGCATTAAACCCTTTCGGACTGGTACCGATCAGCTTCGTCGCAGGGACTTCGGCGACGGCCGCGACTAACTGATACTCGGTCATGATAACCGCGTCCACGTCTCCGAGGCTAGTCTCTGACTGTTGATACTCATCATCCTTGTCGATCGGCAGCACGCCGTAGTTATCGCGACGTTCCACGAATTCGAGGATCTTTTGCGTGAATTTATCCGGGTCGGCCGCCGCCGTTTCGAGATCCGTTTTAACGACGTTCATACGCTTAGTAAGCAGCAGCTGGGGCGCTTCGTTGGCGCTGCGCTCCGCCCCGTAGACACGTTCCCAGATTAGCTGGGGCAACGGAAGACCGCCGAAGTTATAGGTCGGCTTCAGCGCGTCCGGCACTTCTGAGTAGCGGATGATGACCAGATGCGATCGGTGAATTCGACGTGAACCGACCATCCAGTAAGTGGGCTCGTAGAACGTGCAGCTGGTAGGGTCGGTTACGTCCGCGCCTTCGAGCTGGGGCGAACACCACATCGGGTCAACCTGAGAAATGCCGCGGTAGCTGCCCCGCAGCACGCCATCAATATTGAACGGCTTCTCATAATAAAGCGGGTCTGGCGAGTCAACGACGAATAGCGCCAGGCGGGTGCCGAACACCCGGTTAAAACGGGCGTATTCTTCGACTTTCTTTTTAATCTTCCAGGCTTTATCCAGAGCCTGAAGTTTTTTAAGCCGCGACTCATCGACGTTAATTTTCCATCCGTTACGGCAGGCGTCTTCTGCAGGGATTTTGCAGGCCCGGTTAATGAGCCACTGCTGCGACATTACCGCACACATCTGGTGGCTGATGAATCCCTGCGACAGGAACCAGCCCGCAACGTTAAGAGGCATACCGCCAAAGCTGGTGAAGCGGTAAGGTGCGCTGTCTACCATCGCGCCGCAGTCTTCGTCCATCGCTTTCCCGGTGCCCGGGTGTAATTTACTGACCGCCTGGACCGGGAAAGCAACTTTGCTCAGTGTTGACATATCGACCGGAAAAGCGCGATGAGTTGAAAAGAACGTGCCCGAGGCTTTCTTTTTCTCAGGTGCCGGGGCTGCAACTGCTTCCGCGACTTTGCTCTTACTGAAAGGCCACCATTTAAAATTCATCCGAAAGTTCCCCGGCGTTTTGTGTTCAGAATGTCGTTAATGGCGTCCATCATAGGATCAATCTGGTCGTCATGGGTATTAAAATCGGCAGTTACCTCTTCACACTCCATCAGGAAATCAGAAAGCCATGGCGCCTCTTCCGGAATATTGACGTATCCTGACTCAATGTAGCCCTGAATATCCATGAAGCGGGTATATTTATCTTTAGAGCGCTGGATCCCTTCAACAGGGATGCGTCCTTTTTTGCGGATGTGCTGTATCAACTGAGTTCCGCTGGCTTTATCCTCGACTTTTGCTTTTATCAGTGACCCGAATTCACCGCGGTCGGCGGCTTTGTGCTTATCCCAGAAGGCAATAAACCGGCGTTCAAGTTCTGGCGCTTCCCACTTCCCGCGCACCAGATCGATTAGCCACGGCCGCCCCTCTGCGCACTCTCCCCAGCACTCAAGAACGCTATAGTCGTGGCGCTCTTCGGTCTTCTGCGCGGTATCCGCGTATATCCAGCGCTTCTTTATCGGGGGCAGCTGTTTATATCGGTTGAAGTTTTCAGTCTTTATCAGCGAGCCGCCTTTCTGGGTCGGGCGCTGCTGATACAGGGCATTCCATACCAGTGATCCGCGACGCTTAGCTGACGCCACGAAATCAGGGGGCATCCTCTCAGGGAAAAGCAGGTCGCCAGGTTTGCGTGTATGATACCGGCGGCCGCCAACCTCGTAAAATTCGTCGGCTTCTGCTTCCATCGGGAATGATACGACTTTCCATTGTTCCCCGCCTTCCTGGGCCTGCGCCAGTAACTGGCCTGCGAGGTCTTGTTTATGCCATCGGGTAAGAATAAGGATTATGCCATTAAGCCTCGGATCGACTCGGGTGTAAAACGTGGTATCGAACCAGTCGGATACCGCTTCCTGGTAGGCTTTTGAACTGGCCGTTTGATAGTCCTTCGCAGGGTCATCAATAATCCCTATGTTCATGCCCTGGCCGGTTATGCCCCCGTTTACCCCGGCTGCACGGTAGCTGCCTCCGTGAACTTTTCCTTCGGGCGAGACGGTTTCCCATAACTCAACCGTTCGGATAGCTCCGCCAGTAACCGTACGGACGTTAGTCCCGTTCAGGTTAGTTTCCGGGAAGACGTTACGGTAAGCATGGCCGTCTATTATTCGTTGGGTGTCCCTTGACATACGGTTGGCGAGATCAGATGCGTAGCTCGCCCCTATCACGTGCCAATCAGGATGCTTCCCGAGAACGTAAGCGGGGAATCTCCGACTGGCCAGTTCCGATTTACCTGAACGGGGAGGAGCGAATATCATGAGGCGCGGCATCTTTCCCTGTTCTACTTCCAGTAAAAATTGATCCAGTTCACGGCACAGCAATTCGTTAAACCATCCGAACTCATAATCGGGTTTGGTAAACATCGTGAAATCTTGCAGGGTGTGCCTGGCAAGTGTTGCCATAGCCGCCCGGGCTCTCTGAAGTACTTCAGGCGTTATCGTCACTGTCATCAATAGCTTTCTCATCAAGCTGGCTTACCGCCCGCGTAGTAAGTCCGAGTGCCGCAAGCGCTTCGGCGGCCTGTTCAGGGGTCATGTTAACGTGTTCCATCGGTCCGCCGTCTTTACCGGTCAGTTCGATAGCGCTACGGGATTTCCACTGATCCGGCATACGGTTATACAACCAGATTTCCTGTGCTCTGACGTTGGGCTGCACGTGTTTAACCATCGGCGTTATCACCACTTCGCCGCCTGCAACGCGGATATCGTCGTCTTCGTGCTCATATCCCACGGCGGTTTTATACAGAGCATCCACGACGGCCAGGTCACGTTCAATCCGTGAAGCCTCCAGCGCGCGCCGCACGACCTGATATTTATTGCTCCATTCAGTTAACCGTCGTGGATCAATTCCCAGGAACTCCGCGATTTGTTTATTAGACAGCCCGCACCCTGACAGCCTGGCTATAATTGCAGGATGGAGGGTAGGTGAATAAATCTGACGGCTGTCCCGGGAAAGGGTGCGCAGGACCGACAGATCAAGAGGTGGCAGGGCTTTTTTCTTACTCATACTCCACCGAATTTTTTATAAGCCGCTGAAAGTTTGACGTCATAGGCATTTTTGGCGTACGCCGGCCCGTTATACAGCCGCGCGACAGTCGGCCAGTCCTTAGCCCGCAGCGCATTGATGATCCCCGGGTTAGCCTTCAGGAAGCGCACCAGCATATCCAGCTGTCCCGACTCGGTATACGCCGCATTAACCAGCGCCTGAACGGAGTCGTAGCCGCAGGTTTTCCAGTGATAGCCCATGATCTGACCGGCACCCCAGCTGCATGACTCCAGGGCGGACTGCCGGTCGATAGCCACCGCACGCTGTAACTTAGAGTGCTGCTCGGAATATTTGCCGTAGCCGCCTGCTGTGCGATTGCAGATATCAGGGTCTGTTTTTGCTACGGTGTCGGCGAACGACTGACGGCGGTTCTTCACCAGCTGCTGATAAAAAACGTGGCGCTCGAAAAGAATTTTTACCTGTCCGTCTGACAAAAAACCGTCGCCCGCTGCTTCAACTTCGACGAAGGCTTTAATGTGGGCAGCTGAAAGGCCCAGGTCACTGGCGGCTTTGCGGTAGTCATTTTCGCTGAACATGCGTTGATCCTCGTTTCAATGTATAACGGGGATTATGCGGCGGCGGGATGATAATATCAACCGTGGATAAAAAGAAGCCCGCGGCGGGGTAATCCTCGATCGCGGGCTCAAAAACACAGCATTCTGAATGGCGTTTGAAGTCGGGAACAGCCAGACTGACCGAAACGAGGAAACGCACGCGCCCCACTGCTCCACGACTTCCATTAAAATCTACCAGCGCCTTCGTGTCCGGTCAAGCAGGTTTACCAGCCGATAGAGGTACCCACGTTCCAGCCAGTTCCCTGATTTGTATCACGGGTAACTGACGCTTTGACAACTACGTTACTGGAAACGCGGGCAGATACCCCGACCGCTAACGCCTGTTGCCCTTCATATCCGCCGACTCCTGCGCCTACCGCGAACGTCTGGTACTCGGTCACCTGCGGGATAGCCGCTGAACTCAGTGCCGAAGCCGTACCGGCGTTGGCTGACTTCTTCACCTTGCCCAGTTCGCGATGCAGTGATGAGAATCCGCGCTGTGTTTCCTGTTCGAGATTACCCAGGCGTTGTTCATGGTTGGCCAGCTGCTCGGTATGCTGCGATACGACACGATTAGTGCTGCGGATAGCATCATGGTTCGCCTGAATGTTGGCGTTAGCTGCGTCAATACGTGACTGCGCATAACCACCATTGCTGTAAAGCTGGACGATGTCGCTACTGTTCTGCGTGATTCGACCTGACAACATACGGTCGCCGTCAACGCGCTGCTGGCGATCGGAGTCCATCTGGACATGCGTATCGCGGATATCCTGTTCAGTTTTATCAGCACGCACTTCCACGCCACCGACCCGGCCATCGAGCACGCCTGCCTGCTGTTCGATACCGTCCATGCGTACCGCGCCTGCGTCGGCCTTCTCGTGTGCCTGCTGAATCCGCGTATCCTGGCCTGTATCTCGCTCTGACTGCGTGGCCAGGTTGCCACTGATCTGCGCCTGCAATGCTGCGTCACCCTTCGCCCGATCTGCATCAGCGCGGGATACTTTGGTATCAGTGTGCGCAACGCTGGTCCGGTACGCGCTCTCTGCTGTCTTATCAGCGTAACCTTTCAGGTCAGACGTCTGTTTAGCGTCCGTGGCTGACTGCTTGGTTACGCTGTCGGCTAAGGCTTTATCCTGGCGAGCCTGATCAGCCGTGAACAGGGATTTATCCAGTTTAGTTTCCTGCAGCTTTGCGATATTGGCACGGTCTTCCAGACCCCAGGACTCTGAGTACTTCTGCAGCGTGTTCATATGCACGTCATGCAGGCCGGCGCGCAGGTCGTCCAGCTGTTTCTGAACGGAGTTATCAGAGGTAGCAGACGCAGAGAAGCAGGCGGCGACCGATAATGACAGAACGAGTTTTTGAAGTTTCATTATATTTTATCCAGTGTTAGTTTTGCGTTAAGGTTTACGGCACCGGGCGCTATAAACAGAATATCCATCGCACCTCTTAGCCGGTGAAATGGATATTATCACTGATAAAATACAAAGCAAGAATTATTTTTGGCCGGTTGTCAGGGAGTCGTATTGCCTTTCGCAGAGTCGCCCGGCACCTGCTGCGTCGTCAGCGTATTTTGCCAGGACTCGGTTTCTTTCGACAGATTCCCCGAGCACGTAGGCAAGCACTCTGGCGGTATCGCCGGCTGGCGTGCTGATTCCGACAGCGCCGGAATAGTCTGCGGTGATCCGTCCGATCTGGGCGAGCTGTCTGCGCAGCCTGCCGACAGAATCAGCGGCAGCGTCAGCATCAGCGCGTGCTGCAGCCATTTCGACAGCGTGGGCCCGCTCCAGCTTTGTTTTCTCAGCTTCATTCGCTAATCTCGCATCGTTATTGGCTTTGGCCTGCGCCGACTTCTGGAAAGCAATCCCTGCGTCATAGCCTTTGTTATATTGATGAACGTACAGCCCTATCAGTAACGCCGAACCAGCCGCTATCATAACCACGGCCAGTATCAAATTCTTGTAGGCTTTAAATATCGCGCTCATGGGCTTTCTGCTGAGATCTCAGCCTCCGAAGCTCAAAGAAATATTTACGGCGGGAACTGTCCCAGAAGTAATGGATAGCCATCCGGCGCAATGCCAGCAGCGCGAGACACACGAAAACCGTAATAGTGGTTCGCTGCGGGTAAGTGCCTTCTGCCATATGGATCAGCCCGGCTACGCACGCGAGCGAAGTCACGCTGTAGAAGAGCCGGCCGAATAGGCCGTCATTAACCCGGTCACTGAATATCGACCAGAGACAGAAAGCCGCGATGATAGACAGGGAAATAATTGCCGCTGTCTGGTAACCGAGCGAATAAAAAACCTGGACAGAGAAGTGAGGATTCATTATGGATTGCTCCCGCCACCGAAGCGGCCTGTTATTTTATCGAATGCCTGACTTACAGCATTCTTTAACAGGTCAACAATGTCCAGTGATTTAACGGAGCGCAACACCGCCTGGAAGAAAGCAAAACCGAGCAATCCGAGCAAAAAACCTATCGCCGATATGAACTTGCTTCCTTCAAGGTGGAAGTACATGGCCGCGAGATCAGACAGGTAATATGATGATACCGTTCCAAAAACCAGCAGAGATATTTTCTGTTTAAAGGTCCGGACCTCAGTACTGAGAAGCAGGGCGCATATCGCGCCGACAAGCCCCGCTGTGATAAGATCTACCCCGTCCAGAATTTTCTGAAAGAATGACATTGTGATTGCATCCCGTCACAGTCGCTAATAAGTTAGCCCCAAGGTACCGCAGAAAGCAGATAAGAAAAAGCCCCGTCGTTCGCGGGGCTGCATAAAACATGCTAAGGGGCGCTTCATCTGTCAGGACAACACTGGGTTACTTCCTTAAGAATAATCCTAATTACATCTTTCAGTCAAGCAACTGATCGCGCAGTTCGCAAATCTTCCGCTGAATGCGCAAGGCCTGCTCATGCCGCCAGGCTGAAGACTGCTCAAGCTGATTTAATTTCCCGTTACGCAACGCATCGTCGGTAGCCGGGTCAAGCGGCAGCGAAACTTTACCGACGAGAATCTCCAGAAGGTAATCAATTACCGCTTCAGTCTCGCCCTGAGCGTTGCCGATTTCTAACAGGTTCTGTTCGATGCCACTGATCGCGCACGGCTTAACGAACGCTGGAGCTCCGGCACTGACTTTTACTTCATACTCTTCAATTAAATTTGCCATCAGGATATTCCTGTTCAATGAATGTACGCCCAGTATCCCTGGGCGTCTGCGTTACTTCAAATCGGATAATCTATGGTGACGGTAAAGACTTTTTCTTAACGGGCGCCGCTTTCTTTTTCTTCAGCAGTATCCCCTTCGGCGCCTGGTCGCCAAACGCATCCCAGCCTTCCGCCTGCTCACGCGCAAACATTTCCAGCCGCGGCACGTCGCCCATCAGCTCCAGGATCTTTTCCCTGACGATATCCGGCTTGCGGCTGTGCTGCGCAATCGGCTCCACGATAACCTGCGAATCCAGATACTCTGGTTCCACAATCAGCTGATGCACGCCGGCACTCTGGCGCTTAGGCTTACCCTTAACGCCCATCAGCACCAGTTCAGCGTTTGCCCGCGTCCAGTGGCCCATGCCCCAGAACGGCGTATCAGTCGCCTTTTTGTTTGCCTTGATCCAGACGAAAGCGACCGTCTTAAAGGTGAAGCCCCACTTCTTCATGAGCTCCAGACCAGCAGGCAGCTGCGGCATCGTGACCCACATGAACAGCGCCGCGTTATCAGCGACAGGGATATTCATATCGGCCAGCGTGGCGTTATCCGTCGTGCGGTAGTGACGCTCAGCGCCGCCGCGGTTCAGTGCTTTGTCGCCATACTGCCAGGGTGGATCAGCGTAGATAACTTCGTATTTACTACTCACCGTTGTCTACCTCTTCCAGTGGCTCGTTCACCGGAACAAACAGGAACAGTTCGCCGCGACTAAACGCTTCAAGAACATCTTGCGCCCGGCGGCAGCAGATCAAATCACTGTCTTCGAGAATAAATAGCGACTCTTCTTCCATTGCCGTTTTTACGTCGGCCAGATCAATTTGCAGAACCTGCATCAGCTCGTACTGTTTTGGTACCGTCCCCTGCTTCAAGTGATGGTTAATTTTGATCATCAGTGTTTCCTCGTTTTGTTGAAGTGTTTTCGATTATATCAGTGATAAACTAAAAACGAAAGTTAAAAAGCCCCGAGGTGTCGGGGCGAGGGTATTACGGCTGCTGCTCTTCAATAAAAGGAATAGCTTTCGTTTCCCAGCATTCGATTTCTCTTTCATGTACCGCTCGCACCTTGAGCAGCATTGATTTATCGAAGGGCTGATGCGGCATCGCCGGCCAGTAGCGGAAGAAACCGTCGCGCAGTTTAGGATGCTGTTCGTCGGTATAGCCCAGGAAAAGAAAATCCTCTTCACCCTTCGGCAATACTGAAAAACTAAAGTACGGTTCTACCCGCTGAAGCTTATTATTTTGAGCCATCAGTTTTTACCTCATCACCAAAAACATTAGTACGGGTGCGAGAACCATCGGAGCAGACCTTATCCCCGTTAACGTCCACGCGACAGGTTACCGTTTCCCCCATCACGGCGAAAGAGTTGCCCAGCGCCAGCAGAACCAGCGCGTAAAGCATAAACAGCCGGAGTGGTACGCGTTTATTTCTGGCCATCGTTATTGCCCTCTTTACCCTGATCAGCGAAATACGCGTTGCGATAGTGCTGCAGGGATTTGCTCAGTTCGGCGTTTTCCTGCCAGTATTTATCTTTCAGCTGCAGCGCGGTTTGCAGTGAACGATGGTAATCGTCGCGCTCATTCTCCAGCTGTGTACACTTAGCTTCCCAGTCCTTGATCTGGTCCTGCAGGTCTGCGGCTACTGCCTGCCAGTTCATCGTTGCCGGTTTAATTCCTGTGGCCGCGAGCGACTCATACTGTTTATCGTACGACGGGAACAGATCAGGACGGTAGCCTAACGACAGATGGGTGATACGGCAGCCAAATGACGGGTTATCCGGGCCCGAGCTGCGAAGTGACTCATACTGTTTATCGTACGACGGGAACAGGTCTGGATTAAACGGCTTAACGTCGTTTACGCAAACGTGAGCGGTACCGGAGGGCGGGCAACCTTCGTCCCGGCAAAGCTGAGACGCTTCCCGCGCTTTGTGCAGCTCCTGCAGAAGCTCCCAGTCGGCCCAGGTCATAGCGGGTAAGTATGCCGCCTGAGTTTCAGCGCTCGGTCGGCCTTCCCAGAGACTGCGCGTCTCTAAGGTAGCTTTAGCATGTGCCAGGATCGGCAGACGCTTACGTTTATCAGTCATCGGTTTTTCCTCGTTTCATTAAATGGGTAACTCACAATCTGGATATTATCACTGATAAATTATTCTGTCAAATACTCCCAGCGATATCCGGCGTGGGTCTTGCGCTCACCGCGACAGCAGCGGCTGATATCCCCGGCGATGAATCCCGCTTCGACGCAGGCTTTCAGGCCGACGAAATTTAACTCCATGCCGGTTTTAACGTGGACAGCCCGGACAGGGATTGCCCGCGGGTCTTTGCGTACGCGCTTCTTCGCCCGGTTCTCTGGTCGCTGACGCAGTTTGCTCAGCTGCACATAGGTAGAGCGTTCAGTGCGCCCCAGTGCTTCTGCTATCTTCTCCAGTGCCACTCCGTCATACCAGAGATCAAGCACCTTTTTATTGTCGGCATCTGGCCAGCGTTTGTTATAAAAGGCCAGGCTTACCCCGAGCTTAGCGGCGTGCATTCTTACCGTGTCAACACTGACGCACAGCTCATCGGCGATCTGGTTAACCGGCATCGTACCGGCCATGCGGGCGACCTTCTGCCATGTTTTCATTCGTGAGTCCTTATCCTCGCGGGATAGTCTGCCAGTCGTGGCCGCGCTTTATCCACAACCTGAAAAGTTTATGTGCCAGCGCGGCACGGCGTTCGGTGTCAAAGGTACCGAGATAAAGCAGCACGCCCGCTGCCGGCGTTAACCGGGCTCTGAACCGTTTACCGTTGGCGGTCCGGTTCGACCCTCGCTGGCTCGGGCGTCTGCTCATTTCTTGCTCGCCTCCTCAATATTGCGCAGGATGGCGCGTAAAGCCAGACGCAAGCCCTGCTCAGCATCGCCGCAATCCTCCAGGCAATCAACCAGCGCGTTAACGCCAGCAGTCAAGGTTGTTTCATCCTCAACCAGTTCAGCCAGGTCAGCGGCGGGGCGGGTGAATAAAAATACTCCATCAGCTAACACACCATCCAGATAGTCTATAAATAATGAAGCCCCGCACGGTATGGAACTGTTCACAATCCCTACAGCCTTTTTGTTGCACTGTGCGTTAAGCTTCGCCTCTGCTGCTTCTGCGCGGCGTTTCCACTCATCGCGCTGAGAAGTCGTAGTAACGAGCAATTTAGCTGTTTCTACTACCTCCTGGTTGGTGTAGCCCGACGAACCGTATTTTTCGGCGTACTCAGCTATCTGCGCCGGATCTCTTAACTTTTCCATCGCTCACCCCGCAACAATAAAATAGACGGCAGCCCACGGACTGAAGCACACCGCCACCATTCCGATCCAGATAATTCCACGAACGCTCATGCCCTTTCCTCGTTTCAGTATTAGTCAACGTTTTGGATGTTATCACTGATAATATCAGAAGTCAGCATATATTTTCGGCGGTGGCATCAGCTGCCCTTTCTTCGCCCAGTGACTGAACAGTCGGGCCGCCAGCTCCGCACGTTCCCGCGTACGATGCCCGCCCAGATCAAATTTCTCGCGCATGAAGTACCCGCACGCGCGCCACTTACCATCAGGTGCCAGCCATGCCATGATCAGCGACCCTCGCACCAGATAGCCTGCTCACCTTCAGCAGGGATTACCAGGACGGCGTTACCGCGGCGCTCTGCTACGACCAGATAGATCCCCGTCTCGAACTCATACGCCACCGCCGCATACTCTGAGCCATCCGGGCGCACCCCGGCAGCCGGCGAACTGTTGAGCAGCGTATATACCTCCCTGTCATTGATCGTCAGCGAGTTCTGGCCAAAGCGGAGCTGATACGCCCCGCAGTCATAACGCCAGTCATCAGACGCCCGGGCTTCGACCGCCCAGAGAGTTACCAGCGCGGCCGCTATCCATAGCAGCGCGATCAGTACAGCTTTTAAAGGGTTACTCATTTTCTTCTCGCTCTCAGTTTTTCGGCGGTCAGTGCGTCATCAAGACAGTAATCGCCGGTTGTCAGATAATCGTCGATGTTCAGCAGCGCGTCGGCGCGGTAGATAGCCCAGTCAGCGCCGCGTATCTCCACCTCGCGCCCGTTCTTCATGCAAAGGGCATTCAGCTTCTTGCCGGTCACGCTGACGAACCAGGCCGGCACGGTGCCACGATAAGGAAGTACTGTGCCATCACTCAGGGTAACCGAGTCGCCAGGCTGCAGAAACTTCTCTGCGATCCCTGAGCGGCCGATGTTACCGGCCAGGCGGCCACCGCAGACGATCAGCACTTCGCATCCTTCGTCGATCGGGGTATCAGGAAGTTCAGGCTTGAAAGGTACGAAGCTCATGGTTTTATCCCCTTTTTCGCCAGTGCCGTCATAGCAGATTCGATGCACTCAGACGGAATAAAATAGCTATCCCGCGCAATCAGGGCAGCAGTAATGCTCGACAGCATCCGGGAATAGTGAGCCGACGGCTCGGGCAACTTGTCACCTTTGCTGTCCGCTGCAGCCCTGACAAAATTAATCGCGCTTTGAATATCGGTCGGGTACGTATCATTTTTCAGGAAGTAACCGGCAGGCGCCAGACGGAAAGCCTGTTTGATAAGTTCTTCAACTTCTGATGGATCAAATTCGCGGCTCATGATTTCATCCTCCCGATCTCGCGCCGTACTTCGATGCGCATTGCTTTCAGCGCTGCAGCTACCATCTGGCGCGGATACCCGGTCCAGGCGATGAAATGCATACTGACGATACCCTGGCAGAGGCGGTACTCAACCATCCGGCCGTTCTGGCGATTGTACTTTTTCAGTTTCATCAGGGATTACCTTTCACTTAACAGGCGGTATTCGCCGTCCGGGTTTTCGGTACGCAGGCGACTGTAAACGTTCTTCGCCTGCTCATGGTGCAGATGCTTAGCAAACTGCGTGGTGCCAAACGGTCCGGACCACATGAAATGGCGCTGACCTTTAACCATCTTATAGATAACCCAGCGCCTACTCATGTGACTCACTACGCAATACCGGATCACGACGTTTGGTCCAGTCGTAGAGCGGATTTCCATCGAAGCCTTCGCCGGATGCCACCATGCGCAGGAGCTCGCGTTCGTGGTTCTGGTACGAGCGGCCCAGGCGGCCTTCCCCAGCTGATGCCTGCGCAAGGATAACCGCGAGCCCTTCGGCGCCGTTTACGTGCTGCTCGATAGCTGCAACAGCGCAGGCGCGGGAGCGGCGGTAGTGCATTTCAGATCTGAACATGGCTCACCTCAGAGATATACTGGCCAGAAAATACGTGCCGGGTAAGCGGCAGTACGCAGCTCGCGGCTGGATTTGCACAGCCACTGGCGACCGTAGCAGCCACCGCCGTTATGCAGCAGGCGCTGCGCAGGTTTGAAGCGCTGAGTTTTCATCATGGATTCTCCGTCAGTGCGCCGCGGGAGTGCGGCTGATGTAATGGAGTTTATCACTGATAAAATAATAGTCAATACAGTAATAGCTGGACCTGATCGAAAAATCTTCAATGGGTTTTGTAAATGCGGTTTTTATCACTGATAGAAATCTCGATTTTCATGGATTTTCAAAAAGGGCTCGGGAAACTGACCGAACACCTGAAAATCAGCAAAAATTCACAATGGCTTCAATGGGTAGCTACAATGGGTTTTAAAAATTTATTGCAGGGATTTCAATACGTTGCGAGCGATTTTAATGGGATCAAGGGCTTTTTGACTAGTTAGACTATAAATACCCCTCTTTTTAATATCCTCATAGGATCGTTTTGCCCCTTTTCGTTTAATCTCTAAAAACCCATTAAACCCATTAAAACCCATTAATTGATATTGAAAACTAAGGAAAATTTTTTCAATGGGTTTAGCAAAGCCATTGAAAACCCATTGAAACGAAAAACGGCCCCGAAGGGCCGCATGATAGTTTATAGTCAGTCGTCGAGGTCCGACCCTCCGGGTATCGGCCACTTGTAAAGGTTGGGGTTCGTGCCTCCGTAGTCTTTGACGCTGACGCGCCCTGCGCTCACCAGGCGCTTAAGTGCGTAGCCAACCAGCTGGGACTGATGAGGCGGATAGCCGATCATCCTGGCGATCTCGCTGGCACGTTTCCATGCGTACCCTTCTTCGGCGTGCTCTGCCATAAATTCCTTCAGCAGCATATCGACCGAGTCTTCGCTGGTGAATGCCTGGTTAATATGCTGCTGACGATCACGGAGCTCGCCTTCAACGTGCCACGTTTCCCCGGCATCGAACCATGAAGCGATCTCCAGCCAGAACTGAATCAGAAGATCGGGGTGCGGCTGGGTCAGCCTGCCGTTGTCGTAGTGCCAGCCCAGCAGTTCGTTCATCCGGTCAATCTGCACGGTGCCGACGGTCAGCGGTGCGAAGCGCAGGTTACCTGACTGATCGACCAGCAGCGGCCGTCCGTTGTCATTGGCGGTACCGATGAAGACCGACTGACGAGGCTTGCGGGTGTTCGTCCGGGCGTAGGCGGCGCGGTAGGCATCTACCTTGCGCGAGATAAACGACTTCACCTTATCGACGTCAGATTTATGCAGGTTTCCCATTTCAGCCCATTCGATAATATGCGAGCCGGTGGCGCGGATCAGGGAATCCTTATCCTTCAGGTCAATCTGTTCGTCATGGAACTGTCGCGGCACCAGTCCGGCGATGCGCCCGATTGCGTTCGACTTGAACTTAGACTGACCGGCCACCAGGATCGGCACCAGCTTCGCCTCGAAATGTTCTTCCAGGCGAACAGCAGCATATGCAGACAGGAGCCACTTGCGCATGATAGCCCGGCCATAGTCCCTGTCGGTGAAGTCGAAGCAGTCGATCACGTTATCAACACGGTGAACGCCGTCCCATTCGTGGCCATGCAGCGCCGCGGCAACGGGGTGATAGCTGCGCTCCAGCGCGACCTTAGTGATATGCCGTTCGATCGTACCGGTCGCGATGCGGTGGAACGTGCCGAAGTCCGTCAGGTCGGAAACAATAACCTCATAGTTGCTGACGATGCGGCCGTTGCTGTACCACATTTCGAGCTCGCCGGTCATCAGGTTAATGCACAGCTGGGCCTTTCGCTTATCGAGGATCCAGCGCAGGTTCTCCGAGCAGTTGAACGCGCTGACAATATCGCCCGACTTATGATCGTATTCAGCCTGGAGCTCCGCGCCGTACGGTTCGAACTTTCCCGCGACGGCAGGCAGTTTCTTTTTAACCTCCGCCACCTGTTCACCTGCGCCCGGCAGCGGTTTCTTTTTCTTAACAGGGGTAGACGGCATATCCAGATGAATGGTTTCTTCGGCCTCGTCACCGTCATTCAGATCGTCGTCAGTCAGGGAATCAATGAAGCTCTGGCGTTCGGCGGCGCGTTCCTTCTTCACCATATCGAAAATGGTTTTGTAGGGGTTCTGCCACTTGCCGTACTCAGCGCGAATTGAATCTTCCCACTCTGCTTCATCAATGCCGGCCTGCGTGGCCCACTCTGCGCCGTGCTGCATGGACCAGGCGACCAGCAGGTCTTCTGCCCATTGTTCGTGCTCGGTGCCAATGAAGTCGCCCAGCGCGCCGCAGATGCGACCCCAGCCGTAGGTTCCGTCAGAGCGGGCGTTGTTGTTGGCGCAGTCCGCCAGGTGATCGTTCAGGTATTCGGCAATCAGTTCTTTGTTGTCGTATGAGGCTCGGTTGAACTCCGCCATGCGTTTCGCATGGTCTTTGGTGTGGTGCCCGGTGCGCACGCTGTGATTCATTGCCTCGGTCAGTTCAGGCAGGTCACGGACTTTTACCGCGTCGCCCTCGAAACACCAGACCGGATTATCCCCGGGCGGCAGGAACGCGAAGTGCGCCGGATCGTTCATTGACCGGTCAAAGGTAATCTGCCCGCTGTCCGGCAGGGTCCAGATATTACGCTGCAGGCCGGCGCCCAGCTCGGTCATGATCCACTGTTCGAAACGAAGGCAGGCTTCTTTGACAGGGAACAGCAGCTGGTCACAGAGCACGACTAAGCGCGCACGGCGTGACATAGGGTTATCACTGGCGGTGTAGTAATAGAAGTGGCTGATGCCTTTAAGGCGTTTGGTCAGAGCCTTCAGTGCCGAAGGAGTTGCTCCGTCGATATCGAACGGCAGCAGACGTGACGGCATTACCGCAGGCGCGCGGCGCACAATGCCCTCGACCATATCGCCGTTTTTATCGCGGTACTCGATCGGCTTAAGCCCGGCCCATACAACGTACGGCTGATGGGTTTTTGCGATCTCCAGCGGCAGCGCGCGGTCAAGCGGCATCCGGCGCTTCTCAATAAAGGTGGCCAGTGCGGACAGGGAATCGAACGAGCGGACGTCTGCTTCGCTGTGGGTGCCCTGGGGGTAGCCCGGACCGTGAGGATCTTTCCACCAGGTAGCCCCGAACGTAACGGTTATCCTACTGGTTTTTTTCTTCTTGATCATCGTATTCACCAAACAGAAGCCAGAAGGGATTGCACTGAAGCGCGGTAGAGAGCTGCAGAATGTTGCGCGGGCGCTGCGTGATACCGGCCTCTATCCAGGCGATAGAGACCTGACTCAGCCCGCACGCGGTCGCCAGCTGCTGCTGAGTCAGGTTAAGCTTTTTGCGCTGCTGCCTGCAGCGCTCTGCCAGAGTAGACATAGAATTTTTCCTCGGTTCGGTCAGACTATGGATGATAAGTAATCTTATCTATTGGCGCAAGTCTCACTTGCAATGCCATATAAGCTATCTTATATTAACTCCTGCCGCAATGGCGCGGCGATAAAATCGAGGAATTCTATAATGGCTTGTAACTGTATCGATCAGGTAAAAGAAAAACTTCACGCTCATCTTATGCAGGGCGTTCCCGAAGGCAGCGAAATTGCCGGACGCTGGGACGGTACTGGCTGGGATAACGAGGTAATGAGCCTGGGCAACCCGTGCGGCATTCACGTAATGCTGAATTATAAGCTGGCGTACCGCGCGCCAAAGAAAGATGGTAGCCTGGCTAAAAACTTCACCCGTAAAGCGGTGAAGATGAAAATGTCCTATTGCCCACTTTGCGGCGTGAAGTATGACGAGGAGCAGGAATAATGAGAATCGTCTGCGATATCGACGGCACGCTGACTGACGCCCTGCATCGCTACGCCCTGATCCCGGCGGACGTAACCAATACCCTGCACTGGGTTGCATACAACGCAGCAGGCGTCAGGGATACCGCGCGCACGTCGGTTATTGACCTGGTGCGTGCCTGCTACGTTCACAATGACGCAGAGATTATCCTGCTGACGTCGCGCGGTGACGCGGCGGAAGAGGGTACGCGGGCGTGGATGAAGAAGCACAAGGTGCCGTTCGACCGGCTGATCATGCGCAACATGAACGATCACCGCCCGTCAGTTGATTATAAGCGCGAGTGGCTGCGTCACCTGATGCCCGACCTGCTGATTGATGACTGCCCGCAGGTTTGCAGAATGGCACGCGACGAGCTGGGGCTGACGACGCTCCTGATTAATTCCCTTGATCCGTTCGTTGTGAACGCAGGCGGTGCGAAATGAAACTAACTATTAAAGAGCTAAATGGTTGCTATTTCGGTAACAGTTCAACTTTTGATTTGCAATCAGGCGAAGAACTGGGCGGGTACTTTATCATTGATGAGGAGGGAAACTGGCACGATGTGGCGGACCTTATCGCTGATGGCGTAGAATTTGAGGTGCATCCATGAGTCCAGCCCTCTCCCTCTTTATTGAATGGTTCGAGTCAGACGCTGCGGATATGTTCATTCTGGGCAAACCGGGCACTGGTAAGACGTACACCACGGCGACTGAGATTATCCCGTATATCCGTGAGCATTATGATATTGGCATAAAGGCGGTGGCGTTCACGAACCAGGCGGCGCGCGTGCTGCGCGAGGCGCTGCTGAACTACGGTATCGAAAACGTTGACGTGACCACGATCCATAAGTTCGCAGGCATGGTGCCGATTGATAACCAGGAGGCGCTGAAGCATCGCGAGCTGACTATCAACGCGCAGATCGGCGAGGCTGCTGAGTGCTACCTCCTGATCGTTGATGAATTTTCGTTTGTGGATCAGGAGCTGGCGGGGAAGCTGGAGGAACTGCGCGGCGAAGGGAAGTTCATTAAATGCCTGTTCCTGGGTGATATGCAGCAGCTTAAGCCGATCAGCGGGAAGCACGGGGTCAGGCCGCGCGGGCAATATCAGATTGAACTGCATGAAATAAAGCGCAGCGATAAGCCTGATATTCAGGATGCGATTATCCGCCTGCACGACCTGATCAAAGCTGAAGCGCCTGATAGCCGGTTCACCCTGAAGCCGTCAGCGAACGTCCTGCGCGCGTCGCGCAACGCGGTCTATCCACTGGGAGTGAACGATACGTTCCTGGCGTTCCGTAACGCAACGGTGCAGCAGATCAACGCGCTGCAGGCAGGCCGCACCTTCCCTGTTTCCGGGGATATCCTGTTCAGCCCGACGACGAAGGATCGTTATGAGGTGCTGGACACGGCGGGTGACCCGTGGGAGCCGGTGCGCACTATCCGTAAGCAGTCGAACGGCAGCTATGAGCTGAACGATAAAACCGACCGCTGGAACACCCGCGGCTATCTGGACGATGACGGTTATCCGATCTTCCGCCTGCGCAGCCTGGAGGACGAGGAAGACGAGTTCAGCGCCTTTGTGTGCTTCGGCACCGAAAGCTATCGCAGTACGCTGAAGCGCCTGAAAATGGCAGCAATGGACGCGAACCAGGAGATAATGGACGAGGCGAACTGCTCGCAGAAAGGGATTGCGTTCTGGTGCAATCAGAATCCGGGGCACCCGCTGACCGGTAAGCGTAAGCGCGCGTGGGCCAAAGCCCTGTCGTTTGAATCCACCGTGTTCAGCATGGACTTTAATTTCTGCCGTACGGTTCATGCGGCGCAGGGAAGCAGCTTTGATAATGTCTATATGGATATCGACGATATGCGCGCCGCCGGGGATTCTGATACCCGTCTGCGTCTGCAGTACGTGGGCCTGTCACGGGCACGTAATAAAATTTTTATTCTCAAATAGAGGTCAGCATGACAAACGAACAACGTTTTGATGAACTGGTTCGCCTGGCGAAAACTGCTGCAGAAAAAGCTATGGTTAAATTTCCTCAGCCTAATTACGTTTTGCTTAAGGTTGCAGAAGAAGCTGGCGAAGTTGTGCAGGCTGGCGTTCATTTCGCGGAAGGCCGTGAAACATGGGAAGCGCTGGAAGCAGAAGTGATTCAGACGCTCGCTATGCTTTATCGCCTGGTGAATGAAGGGGACCAGGTTAACGGCGTGATACCTCCCCACTTAAAATAATTGTTGACTTTGATTTTATCGCTGATAATATCCATCTCGTAGCACACAAACTTAATAAACCGAGGAAACACTGAATGACTATTAAAATCGAAATCGAAGCAGCAAACGCCGAAGAACTGAAAGTTAAGCTGCTGACTATGGCCGACCTGTTCCGTATGGGCGCTAACGTTCAAGCCGGTGTTGAAGCGGCTAAAGCTGCGGGCTCCACGAAGTCTGTAACCAAAGTCGAAGCGGCTGACCCTGAGCCGGAAGAAGTTGAAGAAAAAACCCCGGCTAAAGGTAAGAAAGCTGATAAGCCAGCTGCAGCCCCGGCCAAAGGTAAGAAACCGACGGGCCCGTCCGAAGAAACCCTTCGCGAGTACGTCGGCACCCTGGCTGCTTACCTGTTGAACGATCCGGAAGAAGCGCCGAAGCTCGATGAGCTGTTGGAAAATGGCGGGGCTGCTGACCTCGAAGCCGTAGAAGCTGACGACCTGCTGCAGTTCGCCAAAGACCTGTATGAAGTAGTGGACAGCGTCTTTGATGACGTGCCTAAAGTTCCGGCCAAATAAGCCGGGCAGTAATATCAGAGCCCGCCGCGTGCGGGCTTTTTATTTAGGTGGCGTATGAATTTCTATAACGAGTGGGACAAAGGCGCGGCTGCCTGGCTGCGGGAATTAATCAAAGCGGGGCACATCCCGCCAGGAATAGTAGATGAACGATCCATCACCGAAATTAAAAAAGAAGATCTTGCCGGGTTCACCCAGTGTCATTTCTTCTGCGGGATTGGAGGCTGGCCACTCGCACTCAGGCTCGCCGGTATCCCTGAAGAAACGCCACTGTGGACCGGAAGCCCTCCCTGCCAGCCGTTCAGCGTTGCAGGTAAACAACTCGGGCAACTTGACGAGCGACACCTCGCGCCAGCCTTTATGCGGCTCGTTGACCAGTGCCGCCCTGCAATCCTGTTTGGCGAGCAGGTTGCGGCAGCAATTGGAAAACACTGGCTCGATGATTTATTCACTGAGCTGGAAAGACAAGGCTACGCCTGCGGGGCGGCCGTACTGCCAGCGGCAAGCGTCGGTGCCCCGCACAAACGCGATCGACTCTTCTTTGGTGCGCACAAACTGGCAAACCCCCACAGTCACATGCATTCACGAACGGTCGAAAGAAGCCACGCAGAGGCGGAAAGAATTCAGGGCATCAATAGGACGAGATTCTCTGGCTCCGGGAAACCTAGCGGAACAGGCCAGTCTTTATCTGGCAACCTGGCCGACACCAACGACGCGGGATCACAAGGACGGGGCGGAGTGCCTGAATGTTCCTACCAACAGCCTGCTGGGGCGGGTGGTGTGGCAGGCAAACTGGCCGACGCCGTGCGCGAACAATTCGACCGGGGCGGGGCATCAGGGCCGGGACGGCGGGCACAACCTACAGACGGCGGTATCTCTGACGCAGCCAATACGCATAACGGCTTCTGGTCAGATGCTGACTGGCTCGGGTGCCGGGATGGAAAGTTCCGGCCAGTTAGACCCGGCACATTCCCGCTGGCTAATGGGATTCCCGCCAGAGTGGGACGGCTGCGCGGTTATGGCAATGCCATCGTCCCGCAAGTCGCAGCAGAATTTATCAAAGCCTTTACAGGAGCAATCAACGATGTTAACTAAAAAGAAAAAAGCCGCACCAGCAGTACTGGTAAAGAAAAAAGCGCCGCCTGCTGCAGTCGCCGCGCCAGTCAAGAAAAAGAAAATAGCGCCCGCAGAGATTATCCCTGTCGTGAACGTGGCGCCAGGCCACGCGCTGCTGTCTCCGTCATACAGCAAAACCTGGCTGGCATGTGCTGCGGCACTTGCGGCAGGGCTCGATGAGCCGAACGTCAGCGGTGCGGCGGCGATAGAGGGGACGCTGTGTCATCAGGTGCTGGAGAATGTGATCAACCGGCTTATTGATCCGCAATGCAAGCTCGACGTTAAGCTACCGGCCTGGGCGCAGATAATGAAGCCAGGTGAAGATAACCAGCGAACACCTAAGCAGATGGGGAGTGATCGCTATCAGGGACAATCCCCCGTTGACTATATCGGCACCTGCCCGCTTCCGGATCATCCGAAGATGCAGTTCACTGCTGACCAGGCGAAACTGATCACGCCGTTCGTTAACTACATTCGTGGCCTGATGGATGCCGGCTATACCGTGTTCCCGGAAATGCGGGTCAACCTGTCAGAAGTCCTGGGCGCTGCGAACACCTTCGGGACCGCCGACCTTATCGCATTCAAAGACGATCATCTGATTGTCGGCGATCTGAAGATGGGCCGCCATGCTGTATCACCGGGCACGCTGGACGACCTGAATACCCAGATGGGACTTTATGGAGCGGGCGTGCTGCACCGGTACCGTAAAACGAAAAACTTCCAGCAGGTGACGCTGCTGATCGCCCAGCCCCGCGCGGGTGGCCTCAAGTTCCTGGAGGATATCCCTGCTACTGCGCTGGCGGACTTTGGCAACTACGCCCGCGATCGCGCTGCTGACGCGCTGGCCTGCGTCAGCAAAGGTAAGAAGAAACTCGTCGCCGGGGATTTCAATCCGACGCCGGGCGGGTGCCAGTGGTGCCGGTTCCGCGATAAGTGCAGCGCGAAGCTGAAAGCGTCAACAGGCATTGATGAGCCGTCAGGCAATGAGATCAGCGATGAAGAGCTGTTTGCGGCTTATGAGAAGTTGCCACTGCTGGAATCGCAGATAGCTTCGACCCGCGCTGAAGTGCTTAAGCGGCTGCTGGCAGGGCGTAAGATTGGCGGCCTTAAAGTGGTACAGGGAAAACCCGGTAACCGTAAGTGGGGAGATGAGCGCGCCGCAGAAGCCTATCTTCTGGGCAAACTGTTCGCCAAAGCCTATGAGAAAAAAGTGCTCAGCCCGACCGCCGCCGCTAAACTCCTGCCGGATGATCCCGAGCTGGAGAAGCTGATTGTGCGGCCTGAAGGTAAGCCGTCTATTGCCCAGGGCGAAGACCGCCGCGAACAGTACGGAAAAATTGAAGATAGTGATTTAGATGATTGACAGGCGATTTTATCGCTGATAATATTCGCACTAAGTCGCCGGGGACTATATCCCGGAACCATGAAACCCTAACTCCCAGAGACCTTAAATCATGAAAGTAAATATTAAAAACGTCCGTGCACTCTACCCCTTCCTGTTCTCTAAAGACCAGCCGAAGAAAGCCGATCAGGATCCGAAGTATCGCGTCACTCTGACGATGGAAGAAGACCATCCAGGCGTTGAACAGATCCGTGAAGCAGCGCTGGAAGTTCTGACCGCTAAAGTCGGCGCGGATGCCGCTGAACGCTGGATGAAGAATAACTTCGGTGTCGATAAGAAAACCGGCGTTCTTCACTGGGGCGACAAGCGCGACGAGCCGTCCGAAGACTTCGACGCTACCCGTTACTTCACCGCTAAAAGCGACAGCCAGCCGGTTATACAGACCTCACTGGGTGCGAAGCAGAAGCGAGAAGGAATGGTTCGCGATGAAGACGGCGACGATATCGAGCTTGATCGCGATGAGCACGGCAAACAGATTTATGCTGGCTGCTTCGTCAATGCCTCTATAAATGTCGTAGCCTGGAAGAACGACAACGGTACCGGCGTCTCCACCTACCTGCTGGGCATTAAGTTCCGTAAAGACGGTGACGAGCAGCAGCTGGGCGAAACCGTTGGCGACGACGATCTCGACGATGACGACGAAGATGTCGCACCGCCGAAGAAAGTTGCCGCACCGGCCAAAAAGAAAAAGTAAGTCAACTGGCCGGGGGTTCCCGGCCTTTTTCATTTGGGGCTTGCTATGCCAGATATCCTTTACAAAGACTATGAAACCCGGAGCCGACTCGATTTGAAACGCGTCGGCTCTTTCCGCTATGCGGAAGAATGCGAAATCATCCTGACGTGCGCCGCGCTGAATCAGGACAAGCCGACTATCGTATCTGACCTTGAAGGCGAGCCGCGCCCAAAATGGCTGCTGGAAGCACTGGAGGAAGCAGAGCACGGCAGCGACGTGATTATCGTTGGCTCTAACTGGCTGCACTTTGACCGCGAAGTCATGCTTCACCAGGAACGCCGTGATATCCCTGTTCGGAATGTCCGCGATCTTATGATGCTAGGTTATCGCCACGGTATGCCGGGAAGCCTTGATATGCTGTGCGAAGCGATGGGGGTACCGGAAGAACTGGCGAAATCTTCCAGTGATTACCGTTTCTCAAAACCGCTGGCGCCGAAGCGGGCAAAAGAGCTGGGAAGTGATTTCCTGCTGCCTCAGCACGATCCAGTTAAATGGGCAGAGTTCCGCGACGATTACTCCTGGCGTGACATTGCAGCGATGCAGTGGATTTACCCGCGGCTGCCGACGTGGGGAAACACCGAAATTGAAGATGTGATCCTTGAAATAGATATGCAGGGACAGCGCCACGGCCTGCTGATTGACCGGGAACTAGCGGCGGCGGCCGACCGGGCGAATAAAGAAATGGTCGCGGCTCTGAAGGCGGACGCCCTGGCCAGGTACGGCGTTAACCCGGCGTCGCCGCAGAAGTGGATGGCGCTGGTTCGTGACGCGGCACCTGGCTTCCATATCCCTAACGGCCAGAAAGGTACGGTTAAAGAGTTACTGGACGACCCGGAGTTTCCGGCAGAGGCGGCAGAACTGCTGCGCATCTACGGCATAGCCATGGGCAAGGCGGCATCAAAATATGCTGTCATGCTGGACGCCAGCTGTCGCGACGGGCGCGTCCGCGGAACGACGGTATACTTCGGGGCCTACAGGTCAGGGCGCGATGCAGGGCGCCTGATCCAGACCCAGAACCTCGCCTCACGCGGCATCTATGGCGGCGCAGTCCTGGAGGCTGGGGTGATAGCCCTGAAGCGCGGAACCTATAAACGTGCGTTCAATGTGCCAAAGCTGCTGGCAAGTGCCGTGCGGCCGTGCATCGTAGCGGCACCAGGTAAAAAGCTGGTCGTTGCGGACTTCAGCCAGATTGAAGCGCGGTTTGTTTCATGGCTGGCTGGCGAAGAAGTCAACCTTAAAGTTTTCAGGGATTACGACGCCTCGCCCCTTGACGAAAAAGGCGAACACACCGGCGACGATATCTACAAAATAACCGCCGCAGGGATGTTTGGCATCCCTGCCTCTGCCGTCTCGAAGCCGCAGCGCGCCGTGGGTAAAGTATCCGTGCTGGCGCTGGGCTATGCCGGCGGGGTAGGTGCGTACGTCAGCATGTCCAAAAACTACGGGATGGATCTGGATAAGCTTGCGGATACGGTAACTCCGGAGTTGCCTGAGTGGGCGCTGGCCAAAGCTACGTCGTCATGGGAATGGCATAAGATAATGAAAATCAGCCGTCACGGGCTGCGTAAAGAAACCTGGGTAGCTATCCAGGCTATCGTTAAAATGTGGCGTAAGGCTAACAGTAAAATCGAACAGCTCTGGCACGACTGCGAAACTGCCAGTATTAACGCCGTTCGTAACCCGGGGATGGTATTCAGCGCCGGCGCTAAAGTGCGTGCTGACGGCGGGCAGGCGCTGCGCTTCTGGCGCACCCAGACCGCGAAAGGTAAGCCCGGCCGCTACCTCTGCATCGAACTCCCGAGCGGTCGTGTAATGAGCTACCGTGACCCGAAACTGAAGGAAGAGATCGACGACGAAGGGAAATCAAAAGGCGTTACGCTGTATTACAAAGGCAAAGCCGGCGGTAAAGAAATTGCCATTGCCAAAGCTAAAGGCAAGCCGCTGACCGACCGCCAGAAAAAATGGATGGATGTATCCACGTTCGGCGGGAAGATCGTGGAAAACGTCACGCAGGCGGGCAGCCGTGACAGGCTGATGCATACCATGCCGCCGCTGGCCAAAGCGGGCTATTTGTTAAGCCTGAAAGTGCATGACGAAGGGGTCGCGGAAGTGCCGGACACTGATGAATATACAGTTGAAGAAATGTGCAGGATCATGGGTGAGTCAGTGGGCTGGGATCCGGGGTTACCGGTCAGCGCCGCGGGCTTCCAGACTTACTCTTATCAGAAGTGACATATGGCCTATCAACGTGAAGTGGGGCGCGGTGGCGTCGAAGACTATTTTGTTAAAGCGGCACGCAAGGCTAAGTGCCTCGTCCGTAAATTGCTATGGGGGTGCCGTAACGGCGCGCCTGACCGGCTCCTGATATTCCCTGACGGACGACTGTTCTTTGTTGAACTGAAGTCGCCAGGTAAAGAGGCGGAACCTCACCAGTTGCGGGAACATGCCCGGCTTATGGGGTACGGCCAGCGCGTCTATACGATCGACACGAAAGCGAAAATTAACGCCTTCTTTGAGGAATTCACTGATGCCGGATAAATGGAAGCCCAGGCCACACCAGGTGCCTATGATGCAGTTCCTGCTGAACCATCCGCGCGGCAACCTGTTCGCTGGCATGGGGGCAGGGAAGAGCTCTGCCATACTGCAGCTGATAGACTGGCTGAGAATGGCTAACAGGCTTCGCGGGCGCGCGCTTATCATAACGCCGCTGCGCGTGGCAGAAATGACCTTTCCCGAAGAAGTCGAAAAATTCAGTTTTCCTCGCGTAAAAATGTCGCTGGTACTGGGAAAACCTGCGGAGCGCCTGGCAGCGCTTTATGACAGCAAAGCAAACACCTTTGTGGTCAACTGGGATAACCTGCAATGGCTAGAAGAGGCTCTGGGCGACAGTTTCGCCACCTTCTTCGATATGGTCGTCTGTGATGAGTCAACAAAGCTCGCCGGGTATCGGACTCGCAATGGCAGCAAACGTGCTGCCGTACTGGCCCGCATCGCGCACAAAGTCCCTTACTGGTACAACATGACAGGAACTCCGGGGGCAGGCGGCCTGCTGTCGCTCTGGGGCCAGCACTGGTTCATTGATGGAGGCAAGGCGCTGGGCACATCCTTCAAGTCGTATCAGAGAAGGTTTTTTCTTCAGGAATACCGGGAAGGCAATGATCGTCCGGTATGGGTTCCGAGTCGCCTGGCAGACAAGGAGATACGTGAAAGGATGGGAAAGCTATCAGTCTATATCGACCCTGCGGAATGGTTCGGTACCGATACGCCGGTTATCAATGACGTAGAAATCCGGCTGCCGGCTAAAGCCCAGAAAATTTACGATCAGGTGGAAGCCGAACTGTTTGCCGAACTGGAGTCCGGGGATATCGAGGCGCATAACGCCGCGGGGCGTTCGAATAAGTGTCTTCAGATTGCGGGCGGCGCGTGCTACCTGACCGACGCTAACGGCGATCCTATGGATGCATGGGAGGAAATCCATACCGCGAAGCTGGACGCGTTGGAACAGATAATCGAAGAGGCCAACGGTGAAGCGGTACTGGTCGCCTATAACTTCAAGCACGAAAAAGAACGCATCCTGAAACGTTTCAAACAGGCCCGGGAACTGGATAAACAGGCCGTCAGCGACTGGAACAAGGGAAAAGTATCCCTGATGGTTGCACATCCCGCCAGCGCGGGCCACGGGCTTAATCTGCAGGATGGCGGCCGGACGATGGTCTACTACTCAACTGGATGGAATCTGGAGCACACGTTGCAGATCCTGGAGCGTATCGGGCCTGTCCGTCAGATGCAGGCCGGGCACCCGCGCACCGTGTTCGTTCATCGCATTATCGCCCGCGGCACGGTAGACAGCGTGGTCATGCGCCGCGCCGACGGCAAGCGCGGGGTAATGCAATCCCTGCTTGATTACTGGCGACATAAAAAAGACGCTTGATTTTCGATTTTATCACTGATAATATATTTCTATCCCGCCCGGTTCGCCGGGCTTTTTCTTAAGGAAGTAAAATGCGTGAACTGCTGGAGAATATCGACCGCTGCCTGACTAAGACTGAAAAGCAGTTGGTAAAGCTGGAACCGCTGGTAGAAGAATTTGAGCAGGGATTACGTCAGCTTTCCGGGCCCGAGCAGTTGCAATATCGTGAACTGGCAAAGTCAATCGAAAACCGCACGGCGCATATCCGAAAACTTTTATCCTGAGTTTATCTGTGATAATATCCCGGAAAAGCTACAGGAGGATTTAAAAGTGATTTCAGCTAAACGCCGATGCACAAAGTGCAATACCGTTAAACCGATCGCCGAATTCGCGCCGGATCCGCGCTACACCTTTAAGCGTAAGAGCTGGTGTAACAGCTGCGTTTCTGGCTACCAGGCGGAATACGCCGCGAGTGAAGCCGGCAAAGAAAAGCGCCGTGAAGCTCAGCGTCGATATATGCAACGTCTGCGCGAAGGCGGCGAAGCCAACCTTCTTAAACGCCCGACAGTAAAGGATCAGGAAAATGAATAGTGTGACTTCTACCGAATACCGCCGGATGAGCCGGAAGGACCGTGCCGCGTTTCGCAAGTCAGGCGGCAAGATTGTCTGGCTGATGAAAGATCGTATTGGTGCAGCGCTGTCAGTTCTGGCAATCTGCGGCATCGCATGGATCGTCAGCCTGTCAGAAACGCCGGTTGACTACGAGCGTAATGCTCAGGCCCGCTGCCTGGCGGAAGGGGTGAACGGGGTGCAGGGATTACGCCCAGTCTACAGTTCTGTCGCGTCGGCAAAGGACGGCGCGCGCTACGTTGTGACGTTTGACTTCACCGCGCCGAATGGCCTGGGGAAAAGTATCCCCGGCCGTATGTACTGCGAGACTGATCTGGCCGGGGAGGCTGTTTTACTGATGAACGTAGCCCGCCGCTAAGCGGGCTGTGCAGGCCATACAGGAGCATTAACGTCTATTTTAGCCAGTGCGACCCGGTACTGTCTCCATTTCTTAAGCAATGCCACATCTTGGGGATCCACCTCGTCGACTATCTCGGGGTCGGTGGCGTCAACCAGTAGACCGATCATTTCGCTGGCTTTAGCTACCCGAGCGTCCCGGATTGCAGCGTTGCCCTCTGCTGATACTAACGGTTCACGGTGTTCCCCTTTGATGACTTTACCATCTACCAGTTTCGCGTCAGGCCCAATGCTTTCATAACTGGATTTAGAAATCTCCGGATAGTCTTTTTCCAGCAGCGTATCAAGTTCAGCTGGAGTGAAAGCTATATAACATCCGATGATATATTTCTCCGAATCGAGTTCGACAAAGTAACGCAGCTCAAACGGCTCTTGTTGAACCGGAAGTTCAGGTTGAGGTTCAGGTTCAGGTTCAACAGGCGGAGGGGCTTCGGGCTGCTCAGGTGGTTCATATTCAGGGGCAGGGATTAACTTTCCGTCTACATAACGTGAAGTCGGTTTAGCTTCAGCAAAAAGAGACGGACTTACTTCGGCAAATCCTTGGGCGGTTGCGTACTCCAGATCTTGTTCATTCATTGCGATGAAAGTCGCGTATATGAATTTATCATCAGTGAGCCAAAAATAATATTTTTCCATAAAGCCGCCTTAATAAATAGCCAGAAGGTTGACGTTAAGTGCTTGCCCGTTGTTGAAGATGGAGCAGTTATTAGGGCCGACTCCGATTAACCAACATTGGAAGGGCCCATTAATCGCGGTGATGAATACCGCCGGAGCTGAAGGGAAGGTAGCCGGGAAATTCCACTGGGTAGTACCATTCGCCGCTAATGTAAGGTTTTGGCGGGCCCACATACCGCCGCCGGGCAGCTTAACCCAGGCACCGTTACCGTTATTCCCCGATTGAAACTGGTCCAATCTTACCGCCTGAGTCGCGGCGGTAGCGCCCCCGACGCTAAACGGAGTGAACTGGTTCCCGCCTACTGCAGCGTACGACTGCAAAACGAAATTCAGCCGGTCGTTATTAACGCCCGCTGGTCCGTTACCGCTGTTCGCCATAGCGAATGCTTGGGCCGCGTCGCCGCCTTTAAAGGCGTAACCCAGAAGAACAGAATTTAGTCGGTCGTTATTGACACCATTTGAACCGACACCGCTATTGCTCATGGCAAAAGCCTGGGCAGCGTTACCGTTTAGTGAGGCATAACCTCCGAGAACAAAGTTAAGCCTGGCGTTACTCACTGCATTATTAAGCTCGCCCGAGTTCCGGACTGCAAAATCATTCGCTACGTCACCATTAAGCAGCGCACGCAGCGCTACGTCAGCGGTAGTCGCCAGTTGCTTCCACCCGGACCATACTACTGACCCGGCCGTTCCGGTGCCGATGCGAACAAAATGCAGGTTGGCTACCGAAGCGCTTGACGATACGCAGTGCCATATCTGCACGCGAGCCGAACCTTGTGCCCGTTCATAGTGTTCAAGAACAGCCGTCTGCGGCAGCGGGGA